AAAAAAAATGGCATACGGAGATATTATACCAAATGACGCTTTTAAATCAGGCTCTAACTACAGGGAGAAACAAGGTGTTGAAACTGTTGATAAGGCTGTAGTACTTAAAGACGCAAGTACTAAAGGTAGTGCTGCAATTGATTTTACACATAACATAAGGCATTTAGGTGCGCTAACAGGTGTTCATGCTTATAACAAAGCTGGATTATACGTTGGAACAGCTGGCGATCTTTGTGTATTGTTGTCGGGTCAATCAAATCCAGTAGCAACAGGCACGGCAGATGGCAATACAGCTAATAAACTTGTAGACTCATCAGCTGATTTTGTAGCATTTAAAAATTCAAGCGGTACTCATATTCAAAAAAGAGACATAGCTGTAAACACTACAGACAACACGGCTGCTTTTATAGCTGCTATTGATAGTGCCACTACACTCAGCTTAGTAGATGTTGCTAACTCAAGTTCAGATGTTTTTCCTGACGGAAATGAAAACTATGAAATATACAGAGCTGTATTGTTTCAAAATGTACCATCTGGAACTTTTTTACCTATACAAGTAGATAGAGTTTTCGCACTTGGAACTACCGCAGACGATATTATAGCGCTATACTAAGGTTAAAATAATTTATTAATAAATTAAATAAACAGTATGTCATTATTAAATATTAAAACAAGTTTAGTTAATAACTCATCGCGTAGCACGGTTGGAACTGAGGTAAGGAATTTACTAAATGAACTTCAGCTGAGATCTACAAATTTTGAAAATGTAGCTTTTACTACTGATAAGTTAACTGATTTACAAAAAATTTCATAATGAGCAACTTAACCGATTTATTAGAAAAAGCAAGTATATTACTAACACCTACTGCTTATAGCAACGGAGATTTACAATGTATAAAGCCAAACACCGCAACGGGAGACTTTGACTTTACAAGAGGCACAATAGCGACGCGAATAGCAGAGAATGGTCTTATAGAAGATGTTACAGACACTAACTTGCCAAGAATAGATTATTTAGGTGGAACTGGACATCTTTTGCTCGAACCTCAATCGACCAACACCGCTACATATTCTAACGACTTTACACAAGGAGATGTATTTAATTCAAGTGGAAATCCATCTCTACAAAACGCAACTCTAACTGCAAATCAAGTCACATCACCTGACGGAACAAATAATGCTTGGCTTTTGCAAGACAACAGCGGAGGTGGTACTAGTCTTTCAGAACTTCGCTTTAATGCAGTAAATGTAACATCAAACGACTTTAATACAGTTGCTATATTTGTTAAAAAAGCTTTGACTAATAATTTTTTTAGTTTAGCAAGTTTAAATTATGATAGTTCTGGAAATGGTGCTAGTTATTTTAATATATCAAATGGTACTTTAGGAAATGTTAGCAGTAATCATACTGCAAAAATAGAAGATTACGGAAATGGGTGGTATAGATGTCAAATTACTTTTAAAACAACAACTGACACACAAGGTGGAATACGATTTAGGTTAGCAGATACAGACGGAAGTACTAATATTCCATTAGACGGAAATAACGGAGTTTATCTTTATGGTTTACAATGTGAAGCAAGTGCAACGCAAAACTATGCAACTTCATACATACCAACAAGCGGAAGCACAGTAACACGAAACAAGGACGTTTGCGACAATTCAGGTTCAAGCGATTTAATAAGTTCAACAGAGGGTGTTTTGTATGCAGAAGTCGCAGCTTTAACTTCAATAAATAATTTTGAATCTATTAGTTTATCTGATGGCACAAATCAAAATAAGATTAGACTTTTACTCGCTAGTGCTTTAAATAGAGCTTCATTCCAAGTTACAGATGGAAACACAAGTCAAGCTTTAATGGGTATTGATATGACAGATATTACCGATTTTAATAAAATAGCTCTTAAATATAAAGAAAATGATTTTGCTTTTTGGTTAAACGGAGTTGAAGTCGGAACAGATACATCAGGCACAGTCCCAACAATAAATCAACTTGTTTTTACTAGTGGTGGTACGGGTAATAATTTCACTGGAAAAGTAAAATCCGTTGCAGTATATAAAGAAGCCTTAACAGACGCACAACTAACAGCTTTAACAACATAATTATGAAAATTGGAAAATATCAGTTTGAAAACAAAGCTGAGGCTTTAGGTAAAATTGAGTCTCTTGGTGTTTTTATAGATGAAGAGGAAAATAAATTTGCAACACATAACCACTCTATAGTTAAGCTAGGTAATATTGTTTTAGAAAAAGGAGAGTATAATGAAGCTGGTGATGAAATTAAACCACCAGTACTTAGTGAAAAATACCACTTAGATGTTATGTGGGATTTAAAAGATACTGTTGATGAAAACGGAAATATTGTTAAAGCAGATCACCCTGATGGTTGGAAACAAAAAGCTATAGAAATACAAGACGAAGGTGTACATGGTTTTTTTGGTGTAAAGTATCAAGAAAATAAATTCCTATAAAATGGCTAAACTTAATAAAAGTAAAATGGCTTGTAATAAGCCTAGAAGAACACCTAAACATAGAACTAAGTCTCACGTAGTAAAGGCTTGCTCTGGTGGTATAGAGAAAATTATTAGATTTGGTCAGCAGGGCGTTACAACGGCTGGTAAGCCTAAAAAAGGTGAGTCAGCAAAACAAAAAGCAAGACGCAAAAGCTTTAAAGCTAGACACAGAAAAAACATAGCTAAAGGTAAACTAAGCGCAGCTTACTGGGCTAATAAAGTTAAATGGTAATGAGTAAACCAAAAAAGAAATTTAAAGACACTACTGTCGGTAAGCTTTTAATGGGAGCTGCTAGTGTAATTAATCCGGCTCTTGGTAATGTTTTACAAGGTGTTATGTCACCTAAAGAAGCAATTGCTGAAATAACAAAAGCTGACGTAAGTGTAGAAGATAAAATAAAACTACAACAGCTTATATACGAACAGCAAAATAAAGAAATAGAAGCTATAACAACTCGTTGGCAAGCAGACTCAATGTCTGATTCTTGGCTTTCAAAAAATGTACGCCCACTAGTTTTAGTGTGGTGTATTACTATATTTTCTTTAGCTGGAATACTAGATAGTGTTGAGAGTGTACCTTTTCAAATAAACGCGTTATGGAACGATACTTTTGAAAAAGTAATGATGGCAGTTGTTCTGGCTTACTTCGGTGGACGCACAACAGAGAAAGCCACAAGCTTGTTTAAAGGTAAATAAACCTTATTATAAGTGATTAGTATATAGTAAATTAAATAATAATTAAATCAAATAAAAATGAGTACTAAAATTGAAGAAAAAGAGTTAGAACAATTAAAAGCCCAGCAAGGTGCTAAGGCTAGATTATTGTCTGACATAGGAGCTATTGAAGCTCAAAAACACGAGCTACTTCATGCTTTTGCAGAAGTTGTTGGTGAGTCAAAGAAACTTAATGAAGAGTTAGAAGAAAAGTACGGAAAGATTACAGTAAATCTTGAAGACGGATCTTACGAAGAAATTGTAGAAGAAGATGGCCAAGCTGATTAGAAAAATAAGTATTGGCACTGATTATAAAAACGAAGCAATGCATTACTCCGTAGGCCAGCAGGTTTACGGAGGTCATTGCATATCTGATATATTGCACGATCAAAAAGACGGATCATATAATATATACATCGAAAAAAATAACGAAGTTATACCATGGAAAAAGTTTAATTCCAATATGGCTATATCAATTGAATATAATCTAGAGTACTAATGCAAAGTTTATATAGCTTCATTATACAACCAAAAAACGGTAGGTATACAAATGAAGTAGAAGTTGGTGATAAAAAACTAATTGTCAACACAACAATGGACGATCACAAGTTTGTTAACCGCGTGGGTGTTGTAATGTCAGTACCTTTAATAGGCGACACAGATTTAAGCATTGGAGACGAGGTTATAGTTCATCATAACGTGTTTAGAAGGTTTTACGACGTGAGAGGTAATGAGAAAAACAGTAGCTCATATTTTAAAGAAGATATGTACTTTTGTTATTACGATCAAATATTTCTATACAAGCACAACGACCAGTGGAAAGCACCTGGTAATTTTTGTTTTGTGAAGCCTATACTTAAAAAAGAAAAACAAATTATAAGCGATGAAAAAGAGCAAAAACGTGTTGGTATACTAAAATACGGCAATAGCTCGTTAGAAGCGTTTAAAATACACGAGGGGGATCTAGTTGGATTCAGCCCTAGCAGCGAATATGAGTTTATCATAGATGAGAACAGGTTATATCGCATGCGTACTAATGATATTACAATTAAATATGAATACAAAGGAGACGAAGTTGAATATAATCCAAGCTGGGCAAAAGGCTGTGGACGAACTTATTAAGGTAGCTAAGGAACCTATTGTAGATTCAGGAGACGACATAACGGCTGATAGACTTAAAAACGCTGCAGCTACTAAAAAGCTGGCTATATTCGATGCGTTTGAAATACTAACTAGAATACAGCTTGAAGAGGAAATGTTAAACGAAGAGCCTAAAAAAGAAACTAAACAAAAAACTTTTAAAGGCTTTGCTGAAGGTAGGTCAACATGAGTTACAAACAAACTCTAGTAAAAATACTAAAAGACCACGTAAAAGCTAAGGTATTAAAAAATAAAAATAGATACAAGAAGTGGGAGTACGGATATAACAAAGAATACGATATGGTTGTTATATCTAAAACAGGTGAGATAGGTGAAATATATAAAATACAAAACCTTAAAATAGCTTTGCCAAAACCTGTAGATGTAAAAAAATTTAAATCTAACTCTTGGCAACATACCGAATATCCTAAAGATCTTCAAAGAATAAAGTCTGTATTTGATTGGGAAGAATATCCTGAAGAATTTAAAGAACAATGGTATGATTATATCGATAATGAATTTACTTACAGGGAAAAAGGTTTTTGGTTTTATAATAAAGACGTTGCTACTTACCTTACTGGTACTCACTATATGTACCTGCAGTGGAGTAAAATTGATGTCGGTCAACCGGACTTTCGCGAGTCAAATAGATTATTCTATATATTCTGGGAAGCTTGTAAGGCCGATGCCCGTTGTTATGGATTGTGCTACCTTAAGAATAGACGATCTGGATTCTCATTTATGGCATCAGGCGAGGTGGTTAACCTGGCAACCATATCCTCTGACTCTAGATATGGAATACTATCGAAGAGTGGACCAGATGCGAAGAAGATGTTTACGGACAAGGTGGTACCAATATCGGTTAATTACCCCTTCTTTTTCAAGCCGATACAGGACGGTATGGACAGACCAAAGACAGAGCTCGCGTACAGAGTACCCGCGACAAAGTACACTCGCAAGAAGCTCGAGACAAACGAATCGCTC